GGCTTCACAGTTAAGTCTGACTCAGGCAGACCCGAGCGGGAATGGAGGGCAATATGAACGATCAGTTTGACCTATTCCCCGAGCCTCATGATCCCAAATCACGTAGCACAGATCCCAACACCAGCCACTCAGCCGCAGTGTATTTAAACATTGGACATGTAGAGTCAGAAGTTATGTGGGCTATATCTAAATATCCTGACGGGGCAATCTACGATGAGGTGGTTGCCCATCTCCCACACCGAAGAGTTCATAGCATCCAACCTAGGTTTGCCCCATTGAGAAGATCAGGGCAAATCGTTAAGATCGGAGAGCGCAGATCCAAACTATCAGGACGCAATCAAAGCGTCTACATCCTAGGGGGTAAAGATGAAGAGAGACTATAAACAAGAGTTTAAAACTCAAGTAGCACGGGGCGAACATGAGAACCGCATGGAACGTCAAAGGGCTAGGCGTAAGCTTGATGCCAAGGGTGTGACCCGTCAAGGTAAGGACGTAGCCCATGTCAAGGCTTTGTCTAAAGGTGGATCAAACGCAGATGGTGTGCGATTAGAAGCTCCCAGCAAGAACCGCTCGTTTAAACGCAAGTCAGATGGGAGCATGAAATGATTGATTCATACATAAAGCAATGGTCAGTTGGTAAAAAATCTTTTAGCGTTACAAAGTTATTGCAGTGCAACATAAGCCGAGTAACTTACGATTTTGAAACTAAAGTGGCTAATTTTTATTTGCCTTATTCAAATTGCACAAACATGACTGGTGCAATTTGTTTTGCCAAACGGATTAGCCCTGATGTTGAACAAGTTCAAGTTTTTGAAGACAACACATTAATCAACATCTATTTACGTATTGCGGATAAATGGACGGCTCAAAGTTTTAACAGGCCATACCATGATCGACGCATTAGTAGCTGATACTTACTTCAACGAATCTACTCGGGTAGCTTGCCCGTATTGTTCTACCGAGCGTAGAAAATCCAATCAGAAAGATATGACCCTGACCCGTAAAGATGACGGGGCAGTGGTCTATCACTGTCATCACTGCCAAACAAGCGGCTCAGTCCAACCACAACAGGAGAGAAAATTGTCAGCCGTACCCAACCCCATCATTGTTTCCAACAAACTACAACCTCCCCACTACGCATGGCTAGAGCAACGAGGGATATCCCAACAGACAGCAGACAAGATGAAACTGTTTGCCGCAGAGAAGTTCTTTGGCAAGCTAGGCAAGACCGCAGATGCCATAGGCTTTCCTTATTACCGGCAGGGTGCACTGGTAGCCGCCAAGTACCGATCATTCCCTGAGAAAGACTTTACCCAAGACTCAGGAGGTGCACATGATTTCTTTGGTATCGATCAGGTCGTCAAGGGTGAACCCATCATCATCGTAGAGGGTGAGATAGATTGCCTAACCCTAATGGAGTTAGGCATCAACAACGTGGTCAGCGTTCCAAGTGGAGCACCCATCAAGGTGGCAGACGGGAAGGTACTTCCGTCAGAAGATAAAAGATTTGCGTATGTATGGAATGCCCGTGAGGTATTCGATGCCGCCCCTTATGTAGTCCTAGCCACAGATCAGGATACTGCGGGGCAAGCCTTAGCCGAAGAGTTGGCTAGAAGAATTGGAAAAGAAAAATGTAGGCTGGCTAAGTTTGCCAAGAAGGATTTAAACGAGGTACACCTAGATGACCCGTCTCGGACAGGGGCAGTCCAAGCGGTGGTCGATGGTGCAGTGGCGTACCCGATCTCGGGAATCAGCGATGCTGGGATATTCTTTGACCGTTTAAACGATCTTTACTCGAAGGGAACGGGGAAGGGATTCTCAACAGGGTATCAGTCGGTCGATGAGATCTATACAGTAGCACCGAGTCAGTTGACTGTGGTCACAGGTTACCCGTCCTCGGGTAAGTCCAACTTTGTGGATCAGATCATGGTCAACCTAGCCCGTGCCCATGATTGGAAGTTTGCTGTCTGTTCGTTTGAGAATCAACCTGAGGTTCACATCAGTAGGTTAATGGAGATCTATACCAAGCGCAGATTCTTTGAAGGTCGGGACAGGATGACCGAGCAGGAGCGGGACAATGCGTTTAAATTCGTTAAGGATCATTTCTTATTCATCGATACAAACGGTGAAGAACCAAGCACACTGGATTCAATACTTGAACGGGCACGGGTAGCGGTCAAGAGGATGGGTGTACGGGGGTTGGTCATTGACCCCTACAACTACATTGAACTGCCAAGGTCAGAGGGTACAGAGACTGCGGCCATCAGCGACATGCTGACGAGGGTACAGAAGTTCTGTAAGTCCCACGATGTCCATACATGGTTCGTTGCTCACCCGTCTAAGATCACCCGTCAAGGCACTGAGCAACCCCGTCCCGATGGCATGTCGATAGCGGGGTCAATGGCTTGGTGGGCGAAGACCGATTGCGGGGTGACAGTCCACAGGAGGGATCACCATGTTGAGATTGCAGTGTGGAAATGTCGGTATCGTTGGGTCGGCACACAAGGCGAGACATCAATGCTTTACAACAAAACCTCAGGCACTTACTCGGAGAACCTAGATGCATTCTGATTTAAACAACCCAACAGGTAGCTCATCGGACGAGCTTGATAGCTCAGGCCGTTTAAACGATGTAAGCTCAACAGATAGCTCATCACACGAGCTACCCACACGTTTAAACAAGCGGCTTGAGTTAGCGCTTCAGTGGGAGGCTGACCTTCTTTTCCTAAGCGAGGAGGAGTTTGATGATGCAATCATTGGGGTTTGTCAGCGGATAGGCAATGAAACTGTGGTTGCGTATGACGCAACAAAGATTGTGGAGATCCTGAGCCGCTCAATGAGCGAGGACGAAGCGTATGAATATTTTGAGTTTAATATTCTTGGGGCGTATGTTGGGGAAAGAACCCCAGCGTTTATAACTTTTACGTTTAAACTGTAACCAGCAAGGTAAAAAAATTTACCCCAGCATAAAAAAGTTTATATCCAGCAGACCCGTTTAAACGCCACAGCAGGCAATTCAGGACAGCAGGAATATGTTTAAACGCACCACAGCAGACCAAAAAAAAGGAAGCCGAAGCTTCCTTTTTCTTTCCTTTTAATTTGCGTTGGCGACTGCGAGGTGTAGGTTCGTGAAGTACCCACAGAGCCGTGGGTTTCTATCCTTACCCATCTTGTAGACACGCCACATTTTTTGGTTGTAGACAATGTACCTTTCCCCAATGTCAACGAACCGCTCATGGTTGACTAGGTCAACCAGTGAGTCATGCTTGTAGACTGTCTTAAGGAACGTAGGATCTGATTGAGTGATGGCCTTGACCATCAGTGGATATCCTCAGCAGTTGGATGGTAGAACTTCTCCATGTCATAGATCGTCCCCGCCACGGATATGACCTCTTCCCTTGGTACGTTGTTCGACACGGCAATGGTCATAGCCGCCTTAAACAACATACTCATGGTACTTTCCCCGTCAAGGGCGTTGTCATGTATCCATTGGACAAGGGACACGTAGGCCACGCCCAAACGCTTGGCCTCATCCTCTGTCAATTCAGTTACCCTCATGATCATCCCTTTCCATGTAACGCACCAAGGCCTTGGCCTCATCAGTGCCTAGTCTTTCAATGATCTCATACATCTGCGGGGCTATGCTAATCAAACGGGCGTTGGCACGTTTTGTTGCGGTTGGCATGGATATACGCTCATTCTTTGCGTCACAGTTCACAACCAAAGGCCTACCATATTTTTGTTCGTAGCCCCACACAGTAAGACCCGAACCGCCCAAAGTCCAAGGGTGAGATGTTGTATGTTTAAACATCATGGCCTCCAGTAAAACAAATCAAGCATTAAAACGATAAGGCCGATGAGCAGTAAGACCCGCTCAAGTTTTTGCCATAGTGTGTGATTCATGGTGTCACCTCAGAATAAAGTCCGTCAATGTCGCCCGAGTACCCATCGCAGGCATGGTCTTCATCGTTGGGACAGTTACCCCCGCAGTACAGGCAAGGCGGCTTATCAGCCTCATAAACCGAGTCGATAGCCCAGTCACCGCCCACACCCTGATCTACGGGGATAAATGCCCCCCCGTCCATGTCCTTGGCTATGGCATAGGCTTCATCTTCATTCTCGGCCTCAACGTGTTCATAGAAGTACGTTGTCAGCTTTGCAACTACTTTGTAGGTTTTCATTTGATCTCCTCTGTACTGTCAATTTGCCAATCAATGTGATTGCTATCGATAAACTCTGACCCGTCCATGGCGAGAGCCTTATCCCATACCTCCTCATCATCTGCGGCCTCGATAAAGGCGTAGTGGTACGTGATGTTCTTTGCCCATACCTTGTAGGTTTTCATGATGCGTCCCTCAAGGCCTGTAGGTAGCCCTGTACCCATACCCTACGGTCATCGTCTGATAGGCTAGACTCACCCACAATACAGTCACTCTCCCACTTGTAGAAGGCCTCATTGGCCTTTGACCAAGGGGTTTGTGTAGAAACGCCACAGAACACCGCCTTGGTTTCCTCATAGGTGTACACCGCCTCAGCCGCCTCGTAGGTGTCCCACAGGTTGTCACCATTGGCATCACAGATGTAGTCACCGCCATCCTTTTGCACCATGTACCCGTCATTTGTTTTGATAATCTCAAGCATTTGTTTTCTCCCGTTTAAACGTAGTCATCCAGTGAAGTACTGCGGTCTTTGCCTCAGCACGGGTCAGGCCAAACTCCCGCTCCAAGTACTTGCCTGAGTGCATCATGTTGATGCGGCCACTGGCACGTAACTTGGTCAGGTATGCGTAGATCTTTTCGTTCATGATCATCCCCTCAATCTAAGGTTGGCTCGAACATAGGTGCAGTCCAACCGCTACCATCTTTTGCTCGGAGGTTTTTAAGGGTGATGTAGTACTCATGCACGATGTCACCCTCTCTGTTGTAGACGGCAAGGTTCAGCACCTTATCGTGGTCAATGAATGCCTCCACGTACCCGTTGCTCTTGCCGATGTTGATCACCGCAGAGCCAAAGATGTTGTCCAGTGTGTCCACTGTTAATTTAATGTTGCTCATTTGCTCTCTCCTGTGTTTAAACGTATTGTTTTAATGACTGCCATAACCTCATCGACTGACGGGGCGGCAAAGTTCTTATCAAATAACTTCCATGCCTCACAGACGGGGCAACCCGCCTCATAGTGATCACAGGGTTCGCCCCATGTATCCACTTGCTTGGTCACCACGTTGACCAATTTATTGGTGCGTGGGCGGTTGAAATTGCCACGGATGGCACGGGGATCGTTGGGCATAATTACCATGGTTTCTCTCCTATCAACTGGTTTCTTTTAAGGGTGAGGGGTAACCCCCCTCAGGCGGCAAGCTTCAGCTTGTTGAATGCAACCGTGCCTAGATCCTCAAGCTTGTCTACTCGCACGGCATTGGGGTAGACATGGGACACGTTCTCTTGAATGCCGATGCCTATGGTTGTGATGCCAAGGCGTGAGCCTGACAGGCATTGTTCACGGGTTGCCGTGGGGCTACCCTCGCCATCGGTCAATACGAAGCAGACCTTACGTGCCTCAGTCCTACGGTGTAACAGGCCATGGGCAAAGTTGACAGCGGCATAATCGTTTGTGCCGCCCGATGCATCAATGGCCTCAAGCATCTGCTTGGTCTTTTGGTAGGGCATGTTCCACGGTTTAAGGATGGACACGATACCTGAGAACGTCACCACAGAGGTGGCGACACCCGCCTGTGAGAGGGTAGTCAGCAAGGCGTAGCAGACGTTGACTGCATTCTGCATACGCTCACCGTCCATCGATCCTGAGCAGTCGATCACAACGGTCACGGCTGAGTCAGTACCTGCAACCTCAGACCTGCGTTTAAACAGGCGGTCAGTGTGGCCGATGTTGGCTAAGGCGTTCACGTTGAGTGAACCCTGTTTGCGGTTGATGTTGAATTCCTCAGTACCTGAGTTTTCAAACATCTTACGGATCTCGAAACGAAGTTTTGCGGGGATCATGTTGTTTCCTTAAACAGTGACTGTCCACTTGCGGTTACCTAAGTGGTAACCGTTCTCTTTGATTGACCACTCACCAGTTGAGCCGCCCGACTTGGAGGACTCACCGACATCAGCGGTTGGCTCAGTCGAGCGGGGCTTGACAATGGTCTTGTGCTTTGCACCATTGGGCTTCTCTTTAACGTCCTTTACAGGCGACTTGGCATCACCTACGTCCTCACCCTCATCACCCTCATCAGCGGGGCTTGTAGGGGGCTTACCGCCCTTTGTAGGGCCATCCTCATCACCGCCCTCATCGGGGTTGTCGCCATCGGGTTGATCACTAGGCTCATCAGTCGGGTTAGTGGGATTAGTTGGGGGTTGCACGGGCGGCTCAGGTTGGACGGGAGGTTGAACGGGCAACTCATTGCACAACTGAGCAAACAACCACACTGCCAAGTCCCATGTATCACGGGTAGATTGGCACTTGTTTAAACGCACACAAGCTTCATCGAAGATGGGCTTCAGACCCTTAGCCAATGGCACAACTACAGTGCCATGTTTACGTGCGTAGACTGCAAGGGCAAAGGGGTACTGACGGGGGTCAGACCAATCTTTAACCTCGGCCAACCCCTCAGCGGCCATGCCATCGATCAGCACGGTGAGCAAGTGTTCGACATTGCCTGTCAACTTGTTTTGGATGGCGGTGTTCTCAATGAACGCATCTTCAAGGGCATTGTGCAACTGGAGCAAGTAGCTGACCTGAGCGGTGTCGATGGCATTGAAGTTGGTGTACTTCCAGTGCAAGAGTTCATGCAGGGCGAAGCCTGTGAACCGTTCAAGATCTTGGCGGGTCAGCACTGCATCATCCGCAATGTTGGTGATGTAGATCTGACCCTGACGGTTGATGGCCGCTGTAGGGATGTCGGCACTGAAGGTCACCTTGACAGAGCCGAGGCCGAGGTCAGAGGCGATCTTGTGAATGGCGGCTGTAAGAGCGGGTTTGAATTCCCATCCGAAGTATTTTGATTTTGTCATGATGATCCTTAAAGCCAAGTGGCTATGTCGTGTTTGTTGATGTAAGCGGCCTTGATAGCGTCAAGGGCGGCACGGGACTCAGCGGGTTGCCGAGCGGTAATGGCAGAGTGCCAAGCTTGATCCACAGAGAGGACGGACAGTCCCCGAATGAACGCAAGCGCAGAGCGGATCGATGGGGCATCGATGATGTCACCAGTGTCAACCTTGGCACGGGCGGCATTGATTGCATTGACAACGTGCAAGGCCAACTTAGGATGGCAAGCAGTGTGACGGACAATGGCCTCAACCTCTTGGTCACGGGGTAGGAATTCAAACTGGACGACATGGGAAAACCTGTCTGCCAATGAGGAATTCATCTGTCTAGTACCCGCATAGCGGCCTGTGGAGTCACCGTTGGTCAGGGTATTGTCAGCGGCAAACACTAGGACACCTTGTGCTCTGCGCTGAGGAGAACCCCCGATGTTGACTGCACTGTTCACTTCTAGCAGACCATTGAGGGGGGCAAGTTCACCCGCATCACAATTGGAAATTTCATCCAACAAAATGACGGTTGAAGGGGCGGTAAAGGCGGTAAGGAATGCACCACGTTTAAACACCGTAGCACCGTTCTCTAAGCCAACCGAGCCGATGTAGTCCTCAGTGGTTGTGTACTTATGGAAATTAATACGGGTGAACGAACGTCCAGTGTTAGCGGCAAACTGCTTGGCCGTTTCACTCTTGCCTGTACCCTTTTCGCCTCCGAACCACAGGTTCTCACCCTTGTCCTGAGCCAACAAGAGGTAGGCCAAGATGGCCTCAGACCATACAAAATTGGGATCAATTTGAGGGGCATCGGGGGAATTCCATATGTCCACGTAGACTTGCTTACCACTGGTATCAAGTACATCGACACCGAAGACATCAAGCACGGTCTTGCGGTCAATCACCGTAGCAACCGTAGCATTGGCAATTGCACCCTGTGCACCCGCATCAATGACGGACTGTTTAAACGGGGCAAAGGCCTTGGCAATGGCGGAGGCGACATCAGCGGCAACCTTTGAATCGTCAACCATTGAGGCGGCTTGCATCTTGGCAATCTGATCAATGGCAACCTCAGAGGCGGCAAGCTTTTGAACCATCAGGGTCACCGCTGATTCAACCGCACGGGTAGCGTCAAGACCTTGCAAGGCGTAGCCATGGGCACGGTTGGCAACGGCTTCTAAGGCATCGACACGGGCGGTGTCAATGGTCATGGGTGCATTGACCACAGGCGTGGCATTCTGCACTTGGTCAAAGGTCAGTTTGCCATTGTCGATCTGCTCGACAAGCCAATTGACACGGTCAATCTTGGTGCTGAGGTTGGACGGTGCACCGTGTGCAGTAGTAGCACCGACAATTTTCCCAATGGGGATAGACAGCAAGCGGTCTTTGAGGGTAAGGGGTTTGTTCATTTTCATTCTCTCTGTTTAAACGGGTCAGGCAAGGGCGAATGTGTCACCGCATCTGCAAGTGGGCAACTCAACATCACCATGGGAGTTGTAGACCCACTTGGATGTCATGCGAATACTGCATTGGCATGTCGGGCACTTGGCAAGCAACATGCGAGTGCCTTGGCTTTTATGGATTGAAATGTCAACCTTACCGTGAGGGTAGACACCCAGTGAATCGATGATGTCCTGATAGGCCATGTCGAAAGCCGATGCATGGGTCACCTCTTTGTAGGGGTTGGATGCAGTGCCATCAGGCAGAATGTGCAAGGCCTCGGCAACCTTGGCATAGGCAAGGTTTGTCACCGCATAAGCACCCTTGGCCGTGCGGCACAACTGGGCAACCAATGTCTCGGTCACCTTAGAGGGGTCAGAGAGAATGGGGGAAATGTAAATTTCCCAATGACCATCAGCAGAATTGGTATTGGGGATGCACTCGCCAAGCACCTTGAAGCCTGAGCGTTTTGCATTGGTAGGGTAGCCGCAAGCTACCCGAATTTCAGCGGGTAGGGTGTAGCCACGGGAAGAAAAGAACGAACGCAATTCGTCCACACAAGCGTGTTGCCACGCCTCACGGTTGGCATGAATGATGGGAAGGGTCATGGTTTATCTCCAAAACGTAGGAAAATTCCTACTGCAATACCCCCGTGCAAGGGGGCATCACAGTCAAAACTCAATTCCAAATTTGCCAAGTGGCATCCTCGGGCTTGACATCAAAATCAGAGTGATACACCCTTACCTTGTTGCCGTTGGCCGTGATGTAGCCCCATTGGCCGTCCTCATAAACACCCGAGGGGTCAGACTCTAGGGTGATGGTGCGAGTCACCTCGCAAAAATCGTTGCGTACAGTCGGCAACTTAAACCCAAAATGCTTGCGGTTGTCCCGCCAAGTCACAAGTATTTTTGCTCTCATGATGTCCTTTCTAAGGTAGTGCGAACTAGCACTGCAATGCACCCTTGCAAGGTGCATCACGCTGACAGTTCAATCCTCGGTGTCGAGGGGTTGGCCGTTGGAACGTGTATGCCAACGGGCGGGTTGCTCAGAGGGGCGGTTGACCTTGCGGTTAAGGCAATCGTTATACGTGCCCCAACAAAAGATCTGATAGCCTGAGCGTTCTACTTCACCTCGGCAAACAATGATGTTGCCGTGGCGGTCAATCTGCGCTGTATACATGTTTATTCTCCCAAAAAGTAAAAAACAAGGGAGGCAACCAAGGATGCAATTGCTACCCAAAAGAACAGCAGTGACTCACTGCCTAAGGCCAAAGCGCTGATCAAGAACCCAATCATGCAGACCAAGGTCTTGAAAACGTAGAACTGATAAATTTTCATAGTGTCTCCAGTAGAAGTGCGAACTAGCACTGATATGCCCTAGGGGCATACCGCTGATAGCTTAAGAAACCTTGGCAATCACGCCATCTTTCATGGTGACCTGAGCAAACCACTTGCGTGATGGGCTACCGTCTGCCACGCAAAATGAACCGTTTTCTTTAAATTCAAGACCGAAAAATGAAGTCTCGGTGTAACGTAATGGCTTGCCGATTGATTCTTTGAGAGCCTTTTTTGAAGGGTAGAAAGCTTGTAACATTTTTGTTCCTTAGGTTGTAGTGCAAAGAGCGCACTCCGTAGCCCACAGGGCTACAGACTAAACTCTTTAGTCACCATTAGTACGATCACTAATGATGGTGAAAAGTTATTAGTCGCACTACTCACTGTAATTTTCCCATCACGGGTCAGTGGATCAAAGCGGTCAACTTGCGTGTAAACACTAGTGCTTACAAGTGGTTCAACGCTAGTGTAACTGTATTGGTTGACAAGAGACTACAAGTATTTTCATAGGGACAAACCCTGTGTAATCACAAGTACTCACTTTGAGGCCAAAGTAATACTCGGTCAAAAAGTATTAAAAACCTCTCAGAACGCCTCAGGATCGTTCAAAACGGGTTGGGGTAGGGTAGGGTAGCCACTTTGCAAAACGGACGCTCCTAGACCCCTTAAAATCGATTCTAGAGGCCAAAGGGTAAACCCTTATTTTGTGGATAACTACCCCTGTTTTGTTCACAAAAAATGTGGATAACTTTCCGACTGCTGTGGATAACGTGGGTAAACCCTAACTGCACCAAAATGAATAACCTGTGGATAACTTTTGTACTTATCCACAGGCTTGGATAACCTGTTAGTAACATATAATACGAACAGTGCATGAAATGGACTAGGTGTCTATAATGTAGACGGATCAGTCACAAAATGGAGGGATCGATCATGGGGAAGACTAGCAAGGCTGAGTATCAGGCGGCAATAGCCGAGGCGGGTGATCAATGGGATGGTTTAAACGCAGACAACATGAGCGAAGCGGAACGGACAGCGGATGCCCTAGTAAAGAATGCACCTAAACCAAGGAAGAGAGTAGATGGATTACCAGTGGCAAGTGAACATAAGAGAAGCAATGCCTTAACAGAGAATCAGCAACTCTTCACAATCGGGGTTATCAGAGGGCAAAGCCTAAGGTCAACATACAGAGAGGCCTTTAAGAATTACACAGGATCAGATGCCTCTATATCGGCAAGTGCCAATAAACTCATGAAAGACCCGAGGGTTCAACAGGCTCTTAAAGAGGCATGGGGGGAAACCATAGAACACCTATCAGAAGACGTTGCCGCAAGTAAGAGGTATGTGTTGAAGGGGTTGTTAGCACTAAGCAAGGACGCTCAGTCAGAGCAGTCACGTATCAGAGCCTTAGAACTAATGGGCAAGGCCTGTGGCCTGTTCGCACCGTCAGAGGTAATCGACAAAGCAGTGGTAAGCGCAGAGCAATTGAAGCGGGAACTGTCAGGACATATGAAGCTGATGGAGCAAGGCAAAGCCAATGTGCTAGACGTAGAGGCTAAGAGCATGACCCGTTTAAACAGCACTCCAGAGCCAGATGCCTAGGTGCATGAGGTGCGTGTAAACGTAGGTTAGCCGTCCCCCACCGCCCCCCGACCCCCACTTGGCACGATGCGACACCCTTCCGCCTATTACGCTCGAATCCACACAAACGATTACGTTCCACATAGGAAACACCCCCCCCTTCATTTCCAAATCGTCCACCCCCACCCCTATATATATTTTTAATTTACCCCTTGCGAACGTTCGCATATGCGTTTAAACTCACATTGTCTTGGACACGCAGACGTTAAAGAGAGGTGGGCCTTGGTGGAATCCCTAGGACTTATATAAAGGAGATCATCATGGACATCACTGTTTACACGAAACCCGGTTGTGAAGATTGTTTAAACGTCAAGAACTTGATTGGGTCGTTAGACCCTAAGTTCTTGGAATATGACATCACGCAGGACAATGATGCTAGGTTGTGGCTTAAGTACAACCATTCTGAGGAAGTGCCTCAGGTTTTTATTGATGATGTCCATGTAGGTGGATTGACGGAGCTTAAAAGTTATTTGGCATGACCAAGCATCGCCAATTAGTTTTGGAGTTCATACGTGCCTACATTAGGTTACACGGAGTTCCTCCGTCTTATGAAGTTATTGCCAAAGGAATAGGATTGAGTTCTAAGTCAAATGTCCACAGGATTGTCCATCGTTTAAAGGAAGACGGTCACCTGACCGTCCGTCCTTATAAGTTTTGTTCTATTAAGCTGGTCGATACAAGCGTACGTGAAGTGGTACGCCTATGAGTCTCCTTACCCACACAGAGATACAGAACTACATGGCAATGGTTCCGGGGGCATCTAAGGAGAACCGTGCAAAGATCCAAGCTCTACTAGAGATGGACAAGGTTGAACGGAGTAAGGAGTCCTTTCTTTATTTCGTTACCCAGATGTGGCCTATCTTTATCTCTGGAGCGCATCACAAAGTGATGGCAGATGCTTTTGAGCGTGTAGCTAGGGGAGAGCTTAAGCGTCTTATTGTTAATATGCCTCCTAGGCATACCAAGTCTGAGTTTGCTTCTTTTCTTTTACCTGCGTGGTTTCTAGGAAAGTATCCTGAGAAGAAGATTATTCAGACTGCTCACACCGCAGAGCTTGCCACCGGCTTTGGAAGGAAGGTTAGGAATCTTGTCTCTTCAGAACATTATCAGAAGGTGTTTTCTACAAAGCTGTCGAGCGATTCAAAGGCCGCTGGTCGCTGGAACACTAACGTGGGTGGTGATTACTTTGCTATCGGTGTTGGCGGCGCTGTTACAGGTAAAGGCGCTGATCTCTTAATCATTGACGACCCCCATTCAGAGCAAGAAGCCAAGCAAGGCAACCCCGCAGTGTTTGATAATGTGTATGAATGGTACACATCTGGGCCTAGACAGCGTCTCCAGCCGGGTGGATCCATCATTATTGTGATGACTAGGTGGTCTAAGAGGGATTTGACAGGTCAAATCCTCAAGAATTCGGGCAAAGACGGCGTAGATCAGTGGGAAATCATTGATTTTCCGGCAATTATGCCCAATGGGAACCCTTTATGGCCCGGATTCTGGTCAAAAGAGGCTCTAGAAGCCCTGAAATCAGAGCTTCCAGTCTCTAAATGGGAGGCTCAGTACCAACAGAACCCCACATCTGAAGAAGGTGCGATTGTAAAGAGAGAACATTGGCAGATTTGGGAGGAGAAACGTCCTCCTTCGTGTGAATACATCATCCAATCTTGGGATACCGCCTTTGAAAAAAACAATCGGGCCGACTATTCAGCTTGCACAACATGGGGTGTCTTCCAACACCCCAATAAATCTGGTGATTTAAAGCCAAACATCATCCTTCTGGACGCAATGAAGGAGCGCATGGAGTTTCCTGAACTCAAACGCAGAGCTTTAGATCTATACAAAGAGTTTGAACCAGACACGTTGATCATTGAGAAGAGAGCGGCTGGCGCTCCTTTGATCTACGAGATGCGGAAGATGGGAATTCCTATCGCAGAGTATACGCCGGGGAAAGGAAACGATAAGATATCGCGTGTAAACGCAATCTCTGCTTTGTTTGAGTCCGGCATGGTCTGGTGTCCCGATACCCGATGGGCAGAAGAAGTCATGGATGAGATGGCTTCCTTCCCCAACGGAGATCATGATGACCTCGTGGACTCAAGCAGTCAAGCTTTGATGCGGTTTCGACTGGGGGGCTTTATATCCATCGACTCAGATGAAGAAGATGAGCCTATTAACTACCGCAGAAAAGTAGCCTACTACTAAGGAACATTATGAGTATTGAACAATCATTGAGCCAAGCCCCAATGGGTTTAAACGACCTAGAGCTTGACAACACACCAGTCCTTGAGATTGAGATTGAGAATCCAGAAGGGGTGCGTTTAAACATGGACGGCATGGAGATAGATCTCATGCCAGATGAGGAAGAAGGCTTTGGGGACAACCTTGCCGAATACATGGACAAAGGTGAGTTGGAGAAGATTGCCAGCGACTTGATTGAAATGGTGGACTCAGATATTAATTCCAGAAAAGACTGGGTTGATATGTATGTCAAAGGCCTAGATGTTTTGGGAATGAAATATGAAGAGAGAACGGAGCCTTGGCTCGGTGCTTGTGGTGTCTTTTCCACCGTACTCACCGAAGCGGCAGTTAGGTTTCAAAGTGAGACTATTATTGAAACTTTTCCAGCGCAAGGGCCGGTTAAAACAGAAATTATCGGCGCAATTGATCGTCTTAAAGAGGAGGCGGCGGAGCGTGTCAAAGATGACATGAACTACAAGCTCACGGAAGGTATGCCTGAGTACCGTCCTGAGCATGAAAGAATGCTCTACTCCCTAGGTTTGGCCGGAGCGGCTTTCAAGAAAGTCTACTACGACCCCTCTATGGGCCGTCAGGCATCCATCTTTATCCCTGCTGAAGATGTGATCATCCCTTACGGTGCTTCCAGCGCCATGACATCCGAGCGTGTTACGCACATCATGCGTAAGACCAAGAATGACATCCGCAAGCTTCAAGTCTCGGGTTTCTATGTAGATGAGGATCTTGGCGATCCCCTCCAGTTTTACACTGACGTTGAGAAGAAGAAGGCTGAAGATCAAGGCTACAACCTCTCAGATGATGACCGCTACCAGATCTATGAGATCCACGTAGACTACGACTTACCGGGTTATGAAGATGAAGACGGGATTGCTCTTCCCTACGTCGTTACCTTAGAGCGTGGGACTACAAAAATTCTTGCTATCCGCCGTAACTGGGATGAGGATGATGAGCACCGTTTAAAGCGCCAGCATTTTGTCCAGTACACCTACGTACCGGGATTTGGTGCTTATGGCCTTGGATTAATCCATTTGATCGGTGGATACGCCCGTGCAGGCACATCCTTAATCCGTCAGTTGGTAGACGCAGGTACTCTGTCTAATCTGCCCGGTGGATTAAAAACCCGTGGACTGAGGATCAAAGACGACGACACCCCAATCAATCCCGGTGAGTTTAGGGATGTGGACGTACCAAGCGGGTCAGTCAAAGAGAACATCATGGCCCTGCCATACAAGGAACCCTCTCAGGTTCTATTGGCTCTCTTAAACCAGATCACAGACGAAGGTCGGAGACTTGGATCCATCGCAGATATGAACATCAGCGATATGTCTGCCAACGCCCCTGTAGGTACAACTCTGGCCCTGCTTGAGAGACAACTCAAAACAATGTCTGCGGTACAGGCTCGTGTTCATTACTCAATGAAACAAGAGTTTAAACTCCTCAAGTCAATCATCAGGGACTACACCCCAGAGTCTTATGAGTACACACCTGTTGCAGGAACGCCACAGGCTAAACGCTCTGATTACGACATGGTGGATGTGATACCCGTATCAGATCCTAACTCAGCCACGATGGCCCAAAGGATCATGCAGTATCAAGCTGTGATCCAGTTAGCTCAGGGTGCTCCTCAGATCTATAACCTACCAGTCCTGCACCGCCAGATGATTGAAGTTCTAGGTATTAAGAACGCAGACAAGCTAGTACCTATAGACGATGACATGACCCCCAGAGATCCTATCTCCGAGAACATGGCATTCCTTACAGGTAAACCTACAAAGGCTTTCATCTATCAGGATCATGATGCACACATAGCTGTACATACATCCATGATGCAAGATCCCATGGTTATGGGTCAGATGGGCCAGAACCCCATGGCTCAACAGATGCAGGCCGCAATCATGGCCCACGTAGCTGAACACATTGCCTTCCAGTACCGTTCCAAGATTGAACAACGCCTTGGAGCGACTCTACCCAAACCAGACATTGAAATGCCTGAGGAGGTGGAAGTTCAGTTGTCCAAACTTGTGGCTCAAGCGGCGGCTCAGTTGCTTCAGATCAACAAGGGCCAAGCGGCTCAACAACAAGCCCAACAGCAGATGCAAGACCCCGTCATGCAGATGCAACAGGCAGAGCTTCAGATCAAGCAACAAGATGCTCAAACCAAAGCTCAAAAGGTTCAGGGAGAGCTTGCCATCAAGCAAGCAGAACTGCAACTCAAGGCTCAAGATATGGCATCTAAACAAGGCGAAGACCCTGCCATGGCCGCACAGCGCCAGCAACAGGAAATTGCCATGGAAGCAATGAGGCATCAAGCCGAATTGCGTCAGGCTGAACAAACCCACCAGCAGTCTTTGTCTCACAACCAACAGACGCAGGATTTACAGGCTAAACAACAACTTCTTCAAATGCTTATTAACTCGAAAAACCAACCGAAAGGTGAATGATGAATCCTCTGCTTGAAAGTTTAAACAAGAAGCTTGATGAACACCTCAAGCAGTTGATTCAGATTGTCAGTGAGGGTGGTGCTAAATCCCACGATCACTACAAAGAACTGTGCGGCAATATCCGAGGTCTGCAAACCGCGCAGTATGAAATTGCTGACCTTGTGCGAAAAACGAAAGAGTATGAAGATGACTGACTTTGATGTTAGTGCGGTGGATCTTAGTGGAGTGCTTAACACCTCCATCGAAGAGAAAGCCAAACAAGTGCCCGATCCGGCCACTTACCACCTCCTCTGTATGCTTCCCAAAGCAGAAGAAGAGTTTAGCGAAACAGGTATCCTTAAATCTGCAACTGCGATGTACCACGAGGAGCTTCTTTCCCCCGTGTTATTTGTAGCCAAGATTGGCCCCGATGCGTTTGGAGATAAAGCCCGATTCCCTTCTGGCCCGTCCTGTAAGGTGGGAGACTTTGTGTTAGTACGTCCTAACACGGGAACCCGCATGAAGATTCACGGTACGGAGTGGAGACTCATTAATGACGACTCAGTGCAGGCGGTAGTTCAAGACCCCCGTGGCATTCAACGTCCAACTTAAGGAGAAATCATGGCTGAAATCGAAAAGACTGAATTTGAGTTCCCTGATGAAAAGGAAGAGAACCCCCGTAAGGGCGGTAAAGTTGTAGATGCTGAACCAGAAATTGAGGTGGTAGACGATACCCCCGAAGATGACAAGTACAGAACGCCTATGGCTGAACCCCCGCAGGATCCCACAGATGAAGAGTTAGCAACCTATTCAGAGAGTGTAAAGAATAGGTTTAAACACTTTACCAAGGGCTACCACGAGGAACGTAGGGCTAAGGAGTCTGCTCAACGAGAAAAAGATGAGGCAATTAGGTTTGCCCAGTCTATGGTTGAGGAGAACAAAAAGCTCAAAGGTTCTGTTAATCAGGGACAGACTGTTCTACTGGAGCAGGCTAAGAAAGTTATTACTGGCGAGATTGAAGAGGCCAAGCGCCTTTACAAGGAAGCCTACGAGTCTGGAGATGCAGATAAGCTGTTGGATGCTCAGGAAGCACTCACTACCGCTAGGATCCGCGCAGATAAAGTAAATAATTTTAGGCCTGCCCCTTTACAGGAAGAAGAAACTCCTGTACAAATCACCCAACAGGCTCCACAGCCTGCACCCGTGGACGAAAAACTATCTGCATGGCAAGACCAAAATCGATGGTTCGGTAGCAACAAACGGATGACTTCATACGCCCTAGGGTTGCATGAAGAGCTTGTGGAGAGTGGTGTACGGGTTGGCAGTGACGAATACTATAAACGTATAGACACTGACATCCGCGAAAGATTTCCCGACCAAATTGGAGTCGGGGAGTCCGTTGATGCGAAACCTCAACGTACCAAATCCAATGTTGTTTCACCTGCAACCCGTAGTACAGCGCCTAAAAAGATCGTACTTACGCAGTCACAAGTGAATCTCGCCAAGCGGTTAGGACTGACAAATGAACAGTATGCCCGTGCGGTTGCAAATGAAATGAGGAAAATATAATGGAAAAATCTGCTCGTACAGGCCGTGACCTGAGTACCCGCGAAGTTTCGGAGCGTCCAAAGCAATGGATGCCACCAAAACTACTACCTGATCCCAACCCGGAAGAAGGTTATGCGTTTCGCTGGATTCGGATTGCAGTGCAAGGAAAAGATGATGCCACGAACTATTCCTCAAAGCTTGCCGAGGGCTGGGAACCTGTTAAGGCTTCCGATCACCCCGAGATACGTCTGTTCAATGCCACAACGGCAAAGTTCCCGGACAGTATCGAAGTGGGAGGTTTGTTGCTTTGCAAAACCCCAGTAGAGTTTACTGAACAGCGTGATGCTTACTACCGCCAACAAGCGGAAGCGCAAATGCAGTCAGTGGACAATACTTACATGCGAGAGAACGATCCGAGGATGCCTATGTTCAAAGAACGTAAGTCCACGGTCACTTTCGGTAAAGGTGTTTAACTTTTTGGAGTCTATAGATGGCATACCCTACCATTGATAAGACGTATGGTTTCAAGCCAGTCAATCGACTGGATGGTCTACCCTACGCCGGAGCGATCCGTCAAATCCCAATCGCGGCCGCTTACGCTACAGCAATTCTAAACGGTGATACTGTGCAAGTGGATACAAACGGCTATATTGTAGCCGCTTCAACCACTGATTCAGGCAAAATCGTTGGTGTGCTGGTTGGCTGTTCTTACATCAACTCGTTGAGTCAACCGACGTTTAGTCAGTACTACCCAGCCGCAGTTTCAACTACTACCGCATTGGCTTTTGCCTATGTTGTGGATGATCCTAGTGCTGTGTTTAAGGTCTGCGCTACTGTTGCCGCTGGTTCCACTCCTACGGCTTATAGCCGTGCGATTGTTGGCGCTAACGTGGCTTTGGTTGCAACCGTTGGTTCTACCACCACTGGTGATTCGTATTATGGTATTGACGGTTCTTCCGCCGCTACCACTGCGACACTTCCCGTCCGTGTTGTTGACGTTGTGCCCGATACTGCGACTGGCTTGCCAACCGTAGCCGCCACGACATATTACGAGTTTCTCGTTAAATTCAACACCGCGCAGTACAACAATACTACCGGTATTTAAGGAGTAACTTACCATGGCTATTTCACGCGCACAACTATTGAAAGAGTTGCTCCCCGGTCTGAACGCATTGTTTGGTCTGGAATACGCCAAATACGGCGAAGAGCACAAAGAGATCTACGAAACAGAGACATCTGAGCGTAGCTTTGAAGAAGAGACAAAACTGTCTGGTTTCTCTGCCGCTCCTGTCAAAAACGAGGGTTCTGCCATCGCTTATGACAATGCACAGGAAGCATGGACTGCACGTTACACCCACGAAACCATTGCGATGGGATTTTCCATCACAGAGGAAGCTGTGGAAGATAACTTGTATGACTCTTTGTCTTCACGTTACACCAAGGCTTTGGCCCGTGGTATGTCCTACACAAAGCAAGTTAAGGCCGCTTACGTCCTGAACAACGCTTTCACTGGTGGCCCTACTTATGGCGACGGCGTGGTGCTTTGTTCTACTGCTCACCCCTTGGTTTCCGGTGGTACTAACAGCAATCGTCCTACTACAGGCGCTGACTTGAATGAAACATCGTTGGAAAACGCTGTTATTCAGATCGCCGCTTGGACAGACGAGCGCAGTTTGCTGATTGCCGCTAAACCCAAGAAATTGGTGGTTCCTCCTTCATTGATGTTCGTTGCAACTCGTCTCCTTGAGACTGAATTGCGTGTTGGCACAACCGACAACGATATCAATGCATTGAAGAACAACGGCTCTATCCCTGAAGGATATTGCGTTAACCACTTCTTGACCGACACAAACGCTTGGTTCTTGTTGACTGACGTTCCTAACGGTCTGAAGCACTTCGTGCGTACCCCCATGTCTACAGGCATGGACGGTGACTTTGACACAGGTAACGTTCGTTACAAAGCCCGTGAGCGTTACAGCTTCGGCGTGTCAGATCCATTAGGTATCTTCGGTTCACCCGGTTCGTCCTAATCGACGAAAAGAAAAAGGAGGCTTCGGCCTCCTTTTTTGTTGCATTGGTTTAAACGTAGTGGTATAAACATATTAATCCGGGCTTTCCGGTGTATCAAACTGTCCCGGCAGACAGCATACTGATTGATGCACTTAACTTGTATGTAAGGAACTCATCATGGGATTCGCAACTCACCTTGGCCCTTGGCTCTTGGGCACTGTTAAAAACACTACCGGCACTACTGCTGGAACAATCCAAAACACTGGCGCTACTTCGGTAACTCAGACCAAAAAAGTTGTTTATGACGGCGCTCTTTATACTGCCGATACAACAACTACTTTGTTTACGCTTCCAGCAGGCGCACAAATTACCAGTATCCACATTGATACTTTGGTAGCGTTTACTGGTTCTACTGCCGCAAATATGTCTTTAGGCATTACAGGCTCAACAGCTTTGTATTTTGCTTCTACAGATATTACAACTCAAGGTCGTTTAGCTAATACTGGCGCGGCGGCTAAGTTGGGAAATTGGGCTGGCGCGGCTACTACAGCTTCTCCTAACGGTGCTGGTATTGGAGCTACAGACGTAATAATTATTGCTACGGTACGTCCTACCGTTGCCAACGTAACTGTTGGTACTGTGCAATACACCGTTGTGTACTCTGTAGCAGAGTCTAATGGCACTCAATCTCCAGCGTCTGCTTAATTGATCTAGGGGGCTTCGGCCCCCGTTTACAAGGAGATTGATTATGGCAATGCAATATGATGTCCTAGTCGGGCACTTAAACGTTAGCGGTATTGTGGTGAATGGCCCAAATCGTTTAAAAGGTATTATTTACACCAGCGGCACTTCCGCAGGCACAATCAATATTTTTGACACGGTGACAACCCCTACTGCAATTACTTCGTATGTTCGTAGTTCTGCCGGGGTAATTACGGTTACTTTAGCGTCGCATGGATTGGTTACAGGCCAAACTATTGGTTTGACTTTTAGTTCTGGTACGGGCGGATACGGCACAAATGGTAACTATGTTGTTACCGTGTTAACTTCTAGTACATATACGGTACAAGATATTAACATTGCCGCCATTACTTCTGGCACGGGCGGTACGCAAACTGTATCCGGCGGGCGTTGGATATTCTCTTTGGACACAGCCGCAACAACTACTTCGGGTCAAGCGGCGGCTGTAAACATTGTGATTCCCGGTGAAGGCATAAAAGTTAACACTGGAATTTATTGCCAACTTGGTACTGCTGGTACAAACCAAAACGGCGTAACGGTGTTCTATGGCTGAAACAAAACAGACAACATTGATGGGGCGCAATCTGTTCATAGGCATTCCAGCTTATGACGGCAAGCTGAACATTAAGACCGCATTTGCACTGGCGCAGTTAATGCCCAAAGCGATGAGTCTTGGTGTGTCCGTCACGTTGTCTGATTTGTCTAATTGCTCAATTATTACCATGGCACGAAATGCCTTGGTACACGAATTCTTAAAAACAGACTGCACAGAGCTTCTGTTTATTGATGCTGATCTAATTGTTAATGCTGATGACATTTTGCGTTTGATGGCCCAAAGCGGCGATAAAGATATCACTGCCGGAGCTTATCCACGCAGAGCTAAAGATGCAAAGTTTTTTGCGGATGTGTATTTTGATGCCAACGGCGACCTAGAGTTTGATGGCTCGTTAATGCGCTTAGAACGTGCACCTACTGGGTTTATGTTGATTCAGCGTCATGTTATTGAGACGTTGGTAAAAGCACATCCAGAGTGGACTTATGAGAAGTCCCCAACAGAAAAAATGTCGGCAGTGTTTGACTTCGCCATTGTGAACGGCAAGTATGTTGGCGAAGACTATTTGTTCTGCGACAGGGCTACGCAAATGGGCTTTAAAGTTTATATTGATGTAGACATTAGCTTGCCACACGTAGGACAAGAAAGATTTGAGCGTAACTTCCGAGAAGAAGTTGTAATGCCAATGCTAGAGAACATTCACCAGTCAAGATTAAAGGTGGCGTAATGGCGACAAAGAAAAAAGGCCCCTCATTAGCTATTGGTCGTGGTGAAAAATTACCTGTATCCAAGGGCGCTGGTCTAACTGCCAAGGGTCGAGCCAAGTACAACGCCGCTACAGGCAGTAATTTAAAAGCTCCACAACCTCAAGGTGGTGCAAGGAAAGACTCATTCTGCGCTCGGATGTCAGGAATGCCCGGCCCAATGAAAGATGAAAAAGGTAGACCTACCCGTAAGGCGGCTTCCCTTGCGAGGTGGAAATGCTAGATTTAAATACAGTATGGTCAGCAGTACTCACATTATTTGTCGGTTTGATTGGCTACATGATGAACGAAAAGTTCAGGGAACTTGCTCGTATAAGCATTCTCTTAAACAAAACCCGCGAGGAGGTTGCCCGTGATAACGTTACTCAAGCAGAAATTGACCGCATTACTAACCACATTGACCAGCGCTTTAACAAACTTGAAGCAAAAATTGACCAGCTTATTCAAGCGGGGCGATAATGCCAAGCAAGAGTAAAGCTCAACACAATTTCATGGAAGCGGTGGCTCACAATCCATCGTTCGCCAAGAAAGCAGGCGTTCCACAATCAGTGGGACAAGACTTTTCCAAGGCCGATAAAGGCAAAACTTTTAAACAAGGTGGCGATATGAAAAAGATGAATATGGGCGGATACGCAGGTGGCGGCAAAATGGCTAAAGGCGGCATGGCTAAGAAAATGGCTGGCGGCGGTATGACATCAATGGGTAAAGTTGCAACAGCAGCTCCTAGTCGTGATGGCATGGCCACAAAAGGCAAAACCAAAGGCACAATGATTTCCATGTCTGGTAACAAAGGCATGAAAAAAGGTGGAATGGCTAAGTGCTAATTTAGGAGTCTAAAATGAGTCCAGCAGAACAACAAGCGCGACAAGAAATGGCCGACCGCAAAATGCAAGCGGCTACTGACAAGGCTTACTCTAAGTCTTTGACCAATACTGAATACGCGCCTGAGAAAAAAGATCCGCGTGATGCAGTCCGTGGTCAGCGCGGATACGCTAAAGGTGGTTCAGCTTCTTCTCGCGCTGATGGCTGCTGCGTAAAAGGCAAAACTCGCGGAAAGATGGTGTAACCATGATGGCCAGTCGCGGCATGGGTGACATCATGCCTTCCAAGATGCCCAGCGGGAAAAAGAAAGCCCGTCGAGATGATACTAACTTCACGCAATATGCTGAAGGCGGTAAAGTCAATGCTGCTGGTAATTACACAAAGCCAGATTTGCGTAAGCGAATTGTGTCTCAAGTAAAAGCCGCAGCCACGCATGGTACGGGCGCGGGTCAGTGGTCTGCTCGTAAAGCTCAACTTGTAGCTAAAAAATACAAGGAAGCTGGTGGAGGATACAGAGATTGAAAGCTCCTCAAAAATCGCTTAAAGATTGGGGCGACCAGAAATGGCGCACTAAATCTGGTAAACCGTCAAGTAAGACGGGTGAGCGATATTTGCCTGAAGCAGCTATTAAATCTTTGTCTCCTCAAGAATATGCGGCTACAACCAAAGCCAAACGTGCTGGTAAAGCATCCGGCAAACAATTTGTAGCGCAACCAAAATCTATTGCAAAGAAAACAGCGGGGTTTAGATAATGGCAAGCAAATTTCCTGATCTTACTGGTGACGGCAAAGTCACTCAAGCAGACGTTCTTAAAGGCCGTGGCGTTGATGGCATGAAAAAAGGCGGCGCTACAAAAAACTTTATTCAAAACGCAATTAAGAAGCCCGGCGCATTACGTGCTTCGTTGGGTATTAAAGCTGGAGAAAAAATACCCGCCAAAAAATTAGACAAAGCTGCTAAAGCTCCCGGTAAAATGGGTCAACGTGCTAGATTTGCTAAGACTCTTAAAGGTATGAAATGACCACTACCGGCTCAACACTCTTTAACATGGACTTCACGGAGATTGCCGAGGAAGCGTGGGAGCGTGCGGGCCGTGAGATGCGTTCTGGATACGACCTGCGTACAGCACGCCGTTCTATGAACTTGATGACTATCGAGTGGCAGAACAAAGGCATCAACATGTGGACAATTGAGCAGGGTTTTATTGACCTGACTCCGGGCTTAGCCACATACGCTTTACCTACAGATACCATAGATTTACTTG